AGATGATAGTTTTATGACAAAGGTTTATTTCAGAGAATATTATGACCGCTACTTAATTATTGTTGAGGGTCATTCAGGATTTAATGAAAAAGGTAAAGATATTGTCTGTTCAGCAGTTTCAATTTTAGTTTACACATTATTGAATATGCTGAAAGACGAAGAAAGCGACAAGCGTCTTATTTTAAGACGCGAGGTAATAAGAGACGGATATTTTTGTGTTGAGGTTGAGCCGTTTGAGTTCTCCAAAAGCAGAACCAAAGGAATTATAGATACTGCTATTATGGGACTTGCACTGCTCAATGAAGAATATCCAAAGAATGTTAAATTAGAATAATTTTTATTAATTAGTTATATATCTTGCAAGATTTTATATATATGACACTTCGGAAAGACGATGAAGAAAGGATTTTTTTATGAAATTAAAAAGAAAAGAAAAATTGAATTTACAGCTTTTTAGTGAAAGTGGAGTAGAAGCAGTAAATTCACAATCGGGCGAAAATATTTCTGCTGACGCCGGGCAGGTAGAAAATTCTGTAACTGCAGACGATGAATTTGAGAGTTTAATTGATGGTAAATTCAAGGAGCAGTTCAGAAAAAGAACGCAGAGCATTATAGATAAGCGGTTTAAAGAAACAAAGCAATTGGAGGAATTCAAAGAAAGCGTTTCGCCGTTAATTCAGAAGCTTAATGAGAAATATGGCGTTGATGAGGGTGACACAAAGGCTTTAGCTGAAAGAATTTTTAATAAAGAAAACGAGATTGATAACAAAAATACGAGCAATGAAAAAGCTGAACATAACACTCTCAAAGAACAAGTTGCTTCGTGGGTAAAAGAAACTGATGAAATTAAGGAATTCTATCCCGATTTTGATTTTAAAAATGAACTAAAAAACAGTTCTCTTTTCGGAAAGCTTTTATATAACGGCGTTCCTTTAAAGACCGCGTTTGAGGTAATTCACAAGGATGAAATTTTAAGCGGTGCTATGACCTACACAGCACAAAAGGTGCGCGAGCAGGTTGTAAAGGGAATTGAAGCAAAGGGCAGACGCCCTTTAGAAAACGGAATTGCCTCTGAAAGCGGAATTGTAACTTTAACCGATGTCAATGCTCTAACTTCAAAAGATATTTTAAAAATATTAAAACAAGTAGAAAACGGTGCTAATGTAAAATTTTAATTTGTTGGCATCAATAAAAAGGAGTAATTATGACAAATTTTAAATTAAATCTTCAATTATTTGCAGCAGGTGATGTAGTAAACGCAACAACAAGCACAGAGCTTTCAGGCGAAATGAAAACATTTTATGATAAAACACTTATCACACTTGCTTCACCTTATCTCGTTCACGACCAATTCGGTCAGAAGCGTGATATTCCAAAGAATGGCGGTAAGATTATTGAGTTCAGAAAGTTTTCATCACTTCCTAAAGCACTTACACCTCTTACAGAGGGCGTAACACCAAGTGGTAATAAGCTTAATGTTTCAGCAATCAGTGCAACTGTTGAGCAATATGGTGATTATATTGAGCAAACAGATTTACTTGAGCTTACTGCAGTAGATAACACAATTGTTGAGGCTACAAAGCAGCTTGCATCACAAGCAGGTCTTACAATGGATACAATTGTAAGAAACGAGCTTGTTGGTGGTACAAATGTTATGTATTGCCCAAAGGTAGCAGACGGTGCTGAAACTATTGTTACATTAAGAAGCGAAATTGATAAAACAGCGCTTTTAAGAGTTAAGGATGTATTCAAGGCAGCAGCAGAATTAAAGGCAATGAATGCTCCGAAAATCGACGGCTACTATGTCGGAATTATCCACCCTTATGTTGCTTACGACCTTATGCAAGAAGCAGGCAATCAGTGGATGGAGGTGCAGAAATACACAACTCCTGAGAATATGCTCAACGGTGAAATTGGTTGTCTTGGTGGTGTGCGTTTTGTTGAAAGCACAGAGGCAAAAATCTGGCAGGAGGGTAAAGAGAACAGTGCAGTTTTTGCAACCCTTATTCTTGGTGCCGATGCTTATGGTGTAACAAGTGTTACCGGTGGTGGAATTGAACATATCGTAAAACAAAAGGGTTATGGTAACGACCCACTCAACCAGAGAAGCTCAATCGGTTGGAAAGGTCTTAAAACTGCAAAAAGACTTGTTGAAGAATATATGGTCAGAATTGAAAGTGGTTCAACCTTTAGCGGTAGCGCTAAAACTAACTGATAATTCGAGTATATTTATATTAAAAACACTGTATAGATAGTAAAAACACGGTAAAAATGGGCGTTTTTCACGCATTTTTACCGTGTGTGAAAGGATGTTGAATATGGCAAAAAATACAGAGAAAATGGTAACTGTCTTTATTCCAAAGGAATCAAGAAATGATACAGAACGCTTTATTTCTGTTAATGGTGAAAGAATTCTTGTGCAAACAGGTAAAAGCGTTGAAGTCCCTGAAAGATTTGCAGAGGTTATTAAAAACAGCGAAAAAATGGCTGCTGTTTCTGCCGAGTACATTGATAAAAATATTTCTCTTTAAGGTGGTGTTTTATGACTGCTTCTGAAGTTTTAGAAATTTATAATTTAGAAAATCAGAATGATGTATCTGAAAAATTAAAAAAGCTCTGGATTTCAGAGCTGGATAAAAAAATAGTTGGCGAATTAAATAAGGGCAGAGAAAATCTTAGGGAAACTTATTATACACCTGAAAGCGATATTTCTTTTAAGCTGAATGCCCCGACAGAATATTCTGAGATTTATTTGGTTTATTTAAAAATGAAGACTGATTATCTCTTAGGTGAAACAGGGCGCTATAACAATTCTGCAATGATTTTTAACCGTCTTTATTTTGAAATGTCTAATTTCATAAGTCGGAATTTTAAGACTATTAAAAATAATTCTTTGAAGGTGGAATTAAACAATGCTTAAGCCGACAATTGAATATATAAATAAATCAGAAGAGTTAATTTCATCTTTTTCAGGCTACAATAAAAATTTAAAGATACCTGAAAACAGTTTTTATGATGAGGAAAACATAACAAGCGATTTTTCACCGGTTTTTTCACCAAGAAATAAAAGAATTAAATTCAATGTGTCAGGAGAAAGGCTTCACGGGTTATTCAGTAAAGCTTCAATCTGCTACATAAATAACGGAGTGCTCTATTATGGCGGACAAGCTGTTTCAGGCTTGAGCTTTCCTGACATTCCGGCAGAACGCAAATTTGTGTCAATAGGCGCATACCTTTTAATTTTTCCTGACAAAGTTTATTTGAATACCAATAATCCGGCTGATTCTGGCTCTCTTGAAGCGGAGTTTGAAACTTCTGAGGGAACAGTGGTTACTTTTTCGCTTTGCAGGTCAGATGGTACTTTATATGAAAATTATATGTTCGGCAATTCTGCACCTGAATCACCACAAAACAATGATTTGTGGGTAGATACTTCTGTAACGCCAAATGAACTGAAGCAATATTCAGAAGCTACTGAAAGCTGGGTGAGCATCGCTTCAACCTATGTGAAGATTAGCTACAGTAACATTGGTAAGGCATTCGGGCAATATGACGGTGAAACAATAAGCGGTTGTGAAAGAGGTGATTTTAACGGAGCGTTTATTGTCGCAGATAAGGGTGACGATTATTTAATTATTTCCGGAATTTTAAATGAAGTTTTTAAACAAGTAACACCTTTAAAAATATCAAGAAAATTACCCCAAATGGATTTTTTCTGTGAGAACGGCAACAGAGTCTGGGGTTGCTCATCTGAAACAAACGAAATATTTTGCTGTAAATTGGGCGACCCGAAAAACTGGAATTGCTTTATGGGTATTGCATCAGACAGCTACGCAGTCAGTGTAGGTACTGACGGTGAATTTACAGGAGCTGTAAGCTATAAAGGCTATGTTTTATTTTTTAAAGAAAATTGTGTTCATAAAATTTATGGCTTTAATCCACCGTTCACTGTTAATACAAGCTACATCCGTGGAGTGCAAAAGGGTAGCGAAAAATCACTGGTTACAGTTAACGAAACACTTTATTATAAATCACCAAACGGAATTGTTTTATATGATGGTGGTCTGCCTATAAGCATTTCTGAAGTATTTGGTACGGATTATTATTTTAATGCTGTCGCAGGTGCTTTAAGAGATAAATATTATGTCTGTATGACAAATAAAGATAATGAAAGAATTCTTTTTGTTTATGATGAAGTAAAAAATGTGTGGCACAAAGAAGATAAAATAGATATTAAAGAATTCAGAAATCATAATTGCAATTTGTATTTCATTGCGAATGACGGTGAAACAAAAAGACTTTATTTAGCCGATAGTGTAAATAAATACGGGAATTTTTCAGGTGAATTATCAGGCTGCACTGTTGAAGATGATTTTACCTGGTCGGCCGAAACGGGTATCTGGGGCTTATCTTTACCAGAAAAGAAATATTATTCTAACATAAATATTCGCTTAACAGGTGAAAATGGTGCAGAGTTAAAAGTTTATTTTCAATTTAATTCTAATGGTGAATGGGTAAAAAAAGGCGAATTTATTATAAATAAAACCGGCTCAGTTAATTTAGCTTTTCAAACGCCTCGTTGCGACCATTTAAAAATTAAATTAGAGGGAAAAGGTGAAATAAAAATTTTCAGCATTTCACGGAAAATAGAAAGGGGAAGCGAAAAATAATGTATGACTTAAATTTATCGGTACCCAACATTTCTACCCCTAAATATTCAAACGATGAAAAGTTTTATTTATTAAAAAATTATTTATATGAATTAAA